GGTTGGAGTTTCCTCAACAACTTCCCAGCGACCTGTTTCAACAAGGTCTGCGTCATACACGGCAAGTTTGCCGGTACGCACATTTCTCATCTGTCGGATCATGCGGTGTCTCTCAAAAAAAGAGCCACCCCAGAGTTTCCCCTAGGGTGGCTATAAGGGCCTTATAGACCCCTCATGGTGAATTAGCCCTTCACGGCAACCATGTTCACCAAAGCCTCAGGCTTGGTGACGTTGTAGCCGTAAACGTTCAAACCACGAACGATGTTGCCGAACGTGCTTTGAGCGCGGAGGGTTTCAACGTTAGTCATTTGAGACGCGAAGGTGATGGCGTCTTTAGTGCCAGCCATCAAGTAGCTGTCGCCATCGGCGGTCTTGGGCAGGTTGTTAGACACATAGACCATGAAACGGTCGATCATGCCCAACTTGCCGTTACGCAGAGGAGACACGCTGTCGCCAGTCAAGTAGGCTTGCTTGAGGTCAGACTTCTTGACCATTGCAGCCATCCAAGATGGGATCACCAAGAAACGACCATCTTCTGGAACGTTCTGCTCGTCCAACACTTGACCTGCATCCAAGAACAAGTCGAGGATGTTAGAGGCAGTGCAAGCGCGGGGAGAAGCGTCAGTACCCAAGTTGATGTTGCCAGAGATTGCACCAGCAGTTGCGCCCTTGTTTGCGGCGACAGCAGCAGCTTTCACGCCATCCAAGATGTCGGCGTCGATTGCGATCTTCATCTGTGTGGTTGCGTCGTTGGTGAACACGTCCATCAGTTTGATGTCGGTTTGCACAGCGTCCACATCGTCCAGCACCACGGCAAAGTATTTGCCTTTGTCGATGTTCAACTCGATAGGAGTAGAAGTGGGAACCTGATTGGTCAGGTTGTCACCCTTGTTGTACGAGTTGATGGTGATGGTTGGGATGGTACGGATGTGTACTTTATCGCCTTGACCTTTGATCTCGCCTTCCCAATCGGTGTTAGCGATTTCGGAAAAGACGGTGGTCTTGTAAAACTTGACTTGAAGCTTGCCGCTCCAAATCTCAGGGATAAAGTTGCCGCTGTATTGCGTGCGACCAGAAGCTACGGGAAAAGACATTTAGATTACCTCTCGAAAAAAAGAATGCGGGTCAACGAATTCGACCCTCGATTTGAGCCGCCATGATGTCGGCTTCAATGGCAACAGCATCCTTGTCCTCGATCTCGCCACGTCGCATCCGAGCGTAAAAGTCACTGACCTCTCCTCGCGTCCAAATCTTTTTGGCAGGAGGAGTGTTCGGCGCTTTGTTCGTCGGTGGTGCTATTTGTGAGTCAAGGGCTTGGGTGTTGTTAGCCGCCCACGTGGAAGATGTCTTTTTGTACGCATTGAAGAACTTTGCGGTTCGAGCAGCATCCCTAGATTTCTCGGCACGAGAGAGAAGCGACTGTCGTGATTCGCCCGTTAACTCGTCAATCTCTTCCAGCCAAGCTAAAAACTTGTTGTCTTGATTGATCTGTTCCCAGTCTGGAACCATTTCTGTCAGAGACTTGAAGAAGCCAGCTTCGACGTTCTGTGTCGTCACATTGGTGAGCGAATCAATACGGGCTTTGAGAGCATCGATCTCTGCCTCTTTGCCAGCAAGCTCTTCACGAGCGATGCGGCGTGCGACATCAATCAAGCCCTCACCGTACTGCTCGATCTCCTCTGGTTTGACCAGAGCTTCGGGCGGTTTGGTGTTCTTCAACACTTCGAGGTCATGCTCTAGTTGTTGAAGGCGACCCTTCAAGTCTTTGTTCTCTGCACTTAGGCGAGGAACTTCCGAGTTGTACTTGCCTTGCAATACCTTGTATCGGTGTTCAACAGTCTCATCCGCTCCGGGTGCGGGTGGTGGTGTCGAGCCTTCTTGGTTCGCTGGAGGTACTGGGTCAGTCGGAGGATCTGCTGGAGGCGGATCACTCTGGTTCTGATTGCCCTCGGTGGGTTGTTGCTGCGCTTTGAGCAACTCTTCTTGTAGTCTGTTGGCTTTTTCTTCGGCCTCAAGAACTGCGCGTGGTAAAGACATAAATACTCCGTGAGCCGAGTCTGGTCGCATTCGAGCCTCGCGGTGTTCGAGCGATTCAGTCGGTGTTCAACGGTTGCTGGGAAAAGGGCCAGCACCCTGTGCAGCAAAACGCTGCTAAGCCATTGCTGGCTTACCGCGATCTGCGGATGACGTCCGAAGCATCAGATGCTTTGGTCAAAAACTCATCGACAGCCTGTGCAGCGCCTTGTTGCCACCGTGATAGGACTTCGTCCTTGGTGATGCAACTGTCGTGATACAGGTGTTGGCGAGAATCCTTGAGCCATTCACGGATCGTCTCGAAATGGATGTTGCCCTCAAGGGAGGCGAGGGCATTCAAAACTTGTTGGTTAGGCTTTTGCAGCATCAGTATGGTCGGCCTGTGCGTGGATGAACTTTTGCTTTGTCAGCATCTTTGGCTGGCAACTCATCCAAGTACACCTTGCGACCGCGCAAGACTTTGAACTCGCGCTCTTTCTGCGGCTCGACCTTCTTGTCACCGAAGTTGATCTTGTCAGCTTCAAAGGTGCTTGTTGATTTTGCAGCCATTGCGGCCTTGCGCTCTGCAACATCCTCAGAGAATGTTTTGCCAGCAGGTTTGGCTGGTGCGTCATTCTTTG